CGAGGCTGCCGTGAAAAAGATGGCAAAGGCCAAGCCAAACACCGGAAAACCCGGTCGCCCCAAAGGCGGTTTCAAGGCAAACTGAACCTTTCAATCCCGCAAGGATTGCTTTTCTCCCTTATTTCTAACGTCTTGACACTTCTAACGCCGACGTTACAATGCGGGCGTGGCACAGCCCAGCGGAAACCAACCACAGGGCCAAGCCAAGGAAGGCACAGATGAGACGCATGAACTGGAACGCTGCCCTTCAGTCGCTGGTGCTGGTCAGGCTTGGGCAAGACCTCGGGCACGACTCAAAGCTGGCCCGTGCCATCCACAATCTGATTGACCTGCTGGTGAACGTCGCCACAGGCATCTTTTAGGCCACTATTCTAACGCCGACGCTACATCGCAAAGGAGTGCGCATGCCACGATTCCAGCCCCGTTTCATTTCTTTCGCAGGGGGGATTGACGAACGGATTTTGCTCAATACATTGCCGCCCCCACGACTGAACATCTGTTCAGCGCAACCCCACCTTGGTGCGGAACCTTCACTCGAAAGAAGTTTTCCCGACGCTCAAGAAATAGCAAATTTCCCGAATCAAACGGCAAATTAATTGCCCCCCCCCCCCCCCCCCAATACATTCCCGCCCCGCTGAACGTTTTTACATCACCAAAAGGAGTTAGCGACATGGACGCACACGCCAACGAATACGCCGCAGCGGTAAGCGGCATGAACGACACCTACGGCACTGGCGATTTCGTCAGCGGCGAAACCGCAGGGCGGCGCTGGAGTGGCCGCGTGGAGTGGCAGGAAGGCGAGTGGCTTTCGGTCAACGTGGATGGCGCTTGGGTTCGGGTGCCGGTTCGAGACATCACGCACTGAGGAGATTCCCCGGTGGAACCGGGTGCAGGAGGCGATCGTGCCGCGAACCGATGGACCGGCAAGCGGCTTTCAAAGGACGAAAGACAACGAAAGGACACGACAATGAGCACAGCACTTGCCACGCAGCAGGCACACGGATTGACGCTGCAAACCTTCGACGACGCATTCCGGTTCGCCAAGATGGTGAGCGCTTCGGACTTCGCCCCGAAGGACTTCAAGGGCAAACCGGAATCCTGCCTGCTGGCGATCCAGCACGGCAGCGAAGTGGGGCTGTCCCCCATGCAGAGCCTGCAAAGCATTGCCGTGATCAACGGCAGGCCGACCATTTGGGGTGACGCCGCCCTGGCCTTGGTGCAGGCTTCGCCCGCCTGCGAGTACGTCAAGGAGTACATCGAAGGCGAGGGCAAGCAGATGGCCGCCGTCTGCGAGGTGAAGCGCCGGGGCTACCCGGCTCCCACCGTGGTCAGGTTCAGCATGGCCGACGCCGAGAAGGCTGGCCTGCTGGGCAAGTCTGGCCCGTGGTCGCAGTACACATCCAGAATGTTGGCCCTTCGAGCAAGGGGCTTCGCCCTGCGGAACTCGTTTGCTGACGCCCTGCGTGGCCTCATCACTGCCGAAGAGGCACAGGACTACCCGCAGGCTGCCCCGACGCCAGCCGTCACTGTGTCGCAGCCAGAGCCCCCAGCGGCGACAGAGCCGAGCGTGTACCAGAAGGCGATGCAGTCGATCGTTCGAGCCAAGACGCTCGACCGGCTCGATGACATCCGGCGCAAGGTTGCCGAACGCCTGGGCGACAAGTCGCTGACGAAGTGGGAGCACGACGAGTTGGCGAAGGCTGTGCTGGACAAGGCCAGCACTATGGACAACGGCACCGAGCATTTCGACGCACAGGAAGTGGCAGCGGAGGCGCAGGCGCGATGAGCAACTCCAACCCTATCTGCCGCTCGATCAACGAGGGCCACCCGCCCACCACGGCCGAGTGGAACGAGTGGGAACTCAAACAGGCAGGCCCGGCGCGACGTTCAGCTGTCGCGCCGGGAACCGCCCCCGGCGTTCCCGATCCCGTGCCAATGCTCACTCAGGAGCAGGTTCAGCACCACGCCAAATGGCTTTACGCCACGGTGATGATGCTTGTGGATGCACTCGACCGCGAGGCGTGGGATGGCCGTTGGACCAACCGCCTCATGCACGCTCACACGTTTGCCAGAAACACCCTTGAAGACGCAGCGAAATACCAGGAACCAACCGATGCCGTGGCACTCGACGTGGAAACAAATGAAGAAGAAGGCACAAGCCCAGCCGAAGGGCAAAACCCGCCGCAGATCATCGTCAGCGGGAACGGCGGCCAAGCGGGAGAGGCCGAAATCCACCGCAGTTCAGGGCCAGACTCCGAAGGCTGACTGCACCGAATGCCCCACGTGACGGGGCTAATACACGTTGACAGACAAGGCAGAGTGGCACGGCAGCCACATCACATCACGCAAGGAGGCATCTATGCCGCAGGTATTTGAAGACATCCAGATCGACGCCGAGTTTGCCGCACTCATCCCGCCGCTGTCTGCGGAGGAACGTCAGCAACTTGAAGACAACATTGTTGATCACGGCGGCGCACGCGACCCGCTGGTCGTGTGGGCCAGCAAGGGGACGCTCACGCTGCTCGACGGCCACAACCGCTATGAGATCTGCACGCGGCTCGGCCTGCCGTTCGACGTTCACGAGATGCGGCTTGGCAGCCGCGACGAGGCGTCTGACTGGATGGACCGCAACCAACTGGGCAGGCGTAACCTTCACCCGGATGCGTTTACGCTGTTACTCGGGCGGCGCTACAACCGGGCGAAGAAGGCGGCGCATCGGCCGGACAAGTCGGTAAATGTTACCGAGTTATCGGGCGTCACTGCCGAACGTCTAGCCAAGGAGCACGGCGTTACCGAAAAGACCGTCCGCAACGCTGGCAAGTTTGCAGAGGCAGTTGCGAAGGCAGAACAGATTTCTCCTGGCATCGGGCTGAAAGTAGCACACGGTCAGGCACCAGCGCGGGCCGCAGTAATAAAGGCCGCGGCGCTGCTGGAAAAGTCGCCAGACCGAGCCCGCCAGATCATTGATGGCGGGAAGAAGATGGCGGACGTGATCCGCGAAGAGAAGCGTGCGGAGGTCGTGGCGAAACTGGAAAACGTGGACTCACGCAAGGCCAAGGAACTTGCGGGCCAGTACGACGTGATCGTCATAGATCCTCCGTGGCCTATGGAAAAGATCGAGCGAGACGTTGCACCGAATCAGGTGGCATTTGAATACCCGACGATGCAGGAGGGCGAACTGGCATCAATGAAGATGCCGACTGCCGACGACTGCCACCTCTGGCTCTGGACGACGCACAAATTTCTTCCGATGGCCCTGCGGCTTCTTGACGCATGGGGATTCAAGTACGTCTGCACTTTTGTCTGGCACAAGCCTGGTGGATTCCAGCCGTTCGGCCTGCCGCAATACAACTGCGAGTTCGCTATTTACGCCAGGCGTGGCACGCCTCAGTTCATCGACACCAAAGCGTTCCCCGTCTGCTTTGAAGCATCACGCGGGAAGCACAGCGAGAAGCCAGAGGATTTCTACGACGTTGTGCGCCGCGTCACCGCTGGCCGCCGCATTGACATCTTCAATCGCAGAAAGATTGAAGGATTTGATGTGTGGGGAAAGGAGGCCGACTAATGACGGCAACCTATACGCGGCAGCGAGCGTGGTCTGACGCCCTGCTAGGTGAGGCCAGAATGCTCGTTGGCTTTTGCACCGTGTCGGCAGCCGACCACGAAGACGACACGGAGCGTGCAACAGACCTGCGATGGTTCAACACCAGCGGAGCACAGTCTGCGCGTGTCGCATGCAGGCTCCGTGACCACAGTTACTTCCTTCGGTATCCAGACGAGTTCACTATCCGATCGTATTCAAACGGATACCAAACTGAACTCGACAAAATCATGGCCGGTCACGGCACGCATGCGCTGTATGGATTTCGCACGCCTGACGGCCAGCACATCGCGGCGTGGAGATTCTTGGATTTGTTTGTCTTTCGCAGCTGGTACTTCAGCACGCAAAAAAGTGTTCTTGAGGGCCGCATGCGGCAGCAGTGGTCTGTTCAGGACAACGGAGACGGAACCAAGTTTCACGCCTTTAAGTACGACGCATTGCCACAAGGATTCGTGATGTTTCAGGGCACAGGAATGCAGGTGTGCGACAACGCAATGGTGGAGGTTGATTTCTAAGTATGGCACTGATGTCACAAGACGTTTACTTGACTGTCGAAGACCTTCGCGTAATCCGTGACTCCCTTGATTACTCGGTGCAGCGGGTAGGCGACTACCAGCACCTCCAGCATTCACACAAACGTGACTCGCTGCGGCCAATCGAGGCGGCAAGGGACAAGGTACGGGCGCTGATAGCAAGCAGGAAGGTGGCAAACAATGGCCGGTGAATGGATTCCCCTTGACTGCAACTTGGGCACGAAGCCCGAGGTGCTCGAACTGGTGGACGAAACCGGGCTGCCCGTGGAGGTGGTCTGCTGGCGTCTGGTTCAGCTGTGGTCCTGGGCTGCGCTGAACTCCCCAGACGGCACGATCCGTGCCACGCCTAAGCGGGTGGCAGCTGTCGCTGGTGGCGACGAAGCCTTTTGGCTGGCTGTGGAGAAGGTTGGCTGGGTCTCGTTTGCCAGCGGAAACATCGTGATTGAGGGCTGGGACCGCAGGTTTTCAGGGTCTGCCAAGGCCCGCGCCATGCACGCCCGCAGGCAGGATTCGTACCGGGGGCGCTCGCGTGACGCTGCACCGTCACAGGGGTGTGACGCACCACCGTCACCACAGGAGAGGAGAGGAGAGGACAGGACAGAAGAAGAAATACAACCGGCTGCGCCGGTAGCTACGAGCGAACCGCCGAAGCGGCGGAAACGCTCGCAGCACCCCGATGCCGTTGCTTGGAATGCTGACGCAGGATGGCAGCGGATCACGGACGCAGACCGCTCCGAGTGGGCGGCAGCGTTTCC